ATTATAAGAGAACCAACCATAAATGAGAAAGAGTTATTGGCAGAATTTGAAGATAATAAAATCAAGGAAGATAGATGAGAGAACCTGAGTGGAGACAATTTGTAACGGGGACCGAGAAACCTCTACTTAATGATGAACAGTGTGATGAACTAATTCAGATAGGTCAGAGTGAACCTACGTTTAAAGGCAATATTGTAAGAAAGAAAAGTGAAGTTGATCCCAAGTTCAGAAACAGCACGGTCAGTTGGGTACCGTTTGATAGGGCTAGACCCATTTACGAGAAGATTGAATCATGGGTGCAACGGATTAATCTTAACTATTTTGGCTATGATAATGTGAAGCTTATAGAGAAAGGCCAGTATGCTGAATATCCCAAAGGGGGTTTTTATAACTGGCACATGGATCATGGTATAAATATGAAAGCAATGCCTTTTGTTAGAAAAATAAGTTTAGGAATTCTTTTAAATGATCCTAAAGAATTTAAAGGCGGCGAATTTGAATTCTTTGGTGAAATAACTGAGAAGAACTTTAAAATCTTTCCAGTAAGAGGTTCTGTTATCTTTTTTGCTAGTTTTCTCATGCACCGAGTTAAACGAGTCACTAAAGGAACGCGTAAATCTTTTGTTATGTGGTTCGGCGGAACACCTTTAAAATGAAACTAATTAAGGAGGATAAACAATGCGAGACGCAGGCACAATAAGAGAAAGAATCTACCAAGCCCTGATTAAGCGCTACACAGCAGACGGAGAAGAGGCATTAGTTAAAATTGATGCCCTTATACGAGGAGATGTCGTACCAGGTCACAACGACGTGACTGGCGATATCGATAAATTACTGGCTAAAGTCGCTGATGCTGAAGAAAAGATGGCAACATTAAGGCGGCATTATGGCACAAATTAGGCAATTGAGGCAACATTAAGGCAGAACATGGGGTCGCAGAGGGGTCGCAGAGGGGTCGCAGCCGATACCTTAGGGGTCGCAAATCAAAGAAAATTTTAGCATTATGATATATAGTCCTACGAAAATAAAAAGTTTGCGCTACCTGGGGGGTCGCATGCGACCCCTCTGCGACCCCTCTGCGACACATCGTTTTTCGACTATTCACTTACTCCTACAACAACAATTCACTAATTCATCAAGTTTGCGACCCCTAAAAAATAAAAATGGTCGCTCTATACTTTTTTTATTTTTCAGTTTAGATCTATACCAGAGTATCTATGCCTTATTTTGGACACAATTGAGTCAATTAAAGAGATAGGTTATAAGAATTTATGTATAAGAGAAAAAAATCTAAGTATCGCCACCTTGTCATTAATAAGAAGAAGTTTTACTTCTGTAAAATAAGTTGGGTTGACATTACCTCCGATGGAGGGCATGCTACGGCTGATGAGTTCGATAAGTTTGAATGCTCAAAACTTATTAGCTTCGCCTATATCTACAAGAGAACGAAGAAATTCATTTGGACTTTTGCTAGTTATGACGAGAAGGATGAGGCTTACTCTGATCGGAATATCTACCCTACAGGATGTATAACTGAAATAGAAAGATTAAATGTGGAATCCAGATAGTGTTTATTATGTTAGTGCAGTGGTTATTGTGTTGATTTGTTTTTTTCTTTTAACTCAGGTTCCTCACTAGATGTCAGATTGGCAGAAGTATTTTCTGGTGCTTTTTCTTTTTTCTTTTCTTTGGTTTCTAATGATTTTTGGTCCACTACTTTCACTTCAGGGGTAATATTTAAAATTGGTGCGTAATCGTCTAAAATTTGTTTCATTTTGTTTTCTAGTTCTAGTTCTGACATATCTTCTAGTTTCCCATGTTTTATTATTTTCCGTTCTATGTATAATCCTCCTGCTTTGCCTCGATTGGTCTCAGCGTTTACAGCAGCGGAGAATGAATTCTTCTTTAGAGCTGCCTCTCGGAGACGAGCCAATTCAGCCACATGAGTATCGTAAGTAACTTTGTGTTTTTCTAATCTTTCTTCTTTGAGTCTCCCCACATATTGAACTACTAAAGGACTGTATCTAGGGTTTAATAGTTGTGATCCTTCAACTCTTGCACTGTCTTTTGCATATCCAGCGGCGATAGCTGCTTCACCCTGAGTCATAGGCCCCTCAGCTCCTCCGAATACGACGAATTCAGCGAATCTTTTTTGCATCTCAGTTAATCTTTTAGCAACTCCCATATTTGACAATTTAAGTTAACATTGATAAAAAGTCAATATGAAGAAAGAAAAAACGCTACATGAGTTGGCTCAAGAGTTTCCCGAAAAGACTTATAGTGAATTAGAGAAGTACAGAGATGCTGATCGTCAGGAAGAAGCAAAGAAGATTCCTTTGACTGAATCTCAACAGAAACAAGAAGAACTCGAGCCTATTGGAATGGGTCATAACCATCCACCCGACGAAGGGGAAGAACAAGATAATCCAACGCTTTGGGAAATAGCTGCAAAGCATAACGTTACTTATGCAGATGCTGTTCCGATTCAGGAAGATATGCGTTTGAAGAGAGATGCTTTAAAAGCTGCTTGTATTATTGGGGAAGCTCGAAAACATAGAACTCCGTTAGAGAGAATGAAGAAGAGAGCTGAGGAAGCCGAGGGGGAGTTGAGTATTATGAAAGGAATTGAAACGAATCGAGTGAAGGAAGCGCAGGACGCATTGGCAAATGCTCTTGAGGTAAATGAATCACACCAAAGATTAAACGGAAAACTACAAGAAAGATTGACAGAGTTAGATGAAGAGGTTAGGAAGATGCACGACATCTTAGAAAAAAAAATGCAGGATGCTCGGAAAGCAGGATTATAGTGAGAGTTAAAGACTTACAATTATTTTTATCTAAATTTACAGAAAACGATGCAACAGGTCGTCAAGGTAATGCTCTTTCGAATGCCGTTATTTTTGTAGAACATGATGGCTACCTGCACGAAATTAGACGGATGGAAGTTCATGATCATGCTGTTCCAATCATAGGTCATAAAGGTCATACTGCCCATAGATTAGTTTTAAAAACTCTAAAAAAATCTCCACTTATTATCCCCACGAAGCTTAAAGATGACTACTGAGGTTAACCCAAAAAACACATGGGTCCAGAAGCTAAATTATATAAAAAACTTAAGCAAAAAACCCCACGAATTATCTGGAATAGGATTGAAAACCTTAGCATACTTGGCATGCCTGATCTGTTGGGCTACAATAGTTCTGGCCACTTTTTCACTGTAGAGTTAAAGATAACTCGAGCTAACAAACTCAAATTTTCTCCACATCAAATTGCGTTCCATGTAGCGCATCCACACAATACATTTATCTTAGCCGAGGCCCTTGGTCCTCGGTCCTCTAAACTTATTTATTTGTTCCGTGGTTCACGGATCAGGGAGCTTGTGGCTTGTGGCTTGGAGCTTGAAGCTTGCTGCTTGGGGCTTGGCGCTTGCGGCTTGTACCTTGACTCGCTTGGCGCTTGAGGCCTGTATCCATTGGCCGTGGCCCACGCTTCATGGATCTTATCAATAATGGAGGGGCGCGTCCGGGCTCCTCCGTGCTTAGTGTTTGGGGTATGTGACATGCTTCACCTTCCGGTCCCAGCAGCGTCGACAGCTCTTGCACTGGTTGCCTTGCTTCGACGCCGGGCAGTCACCACCTGAATCGACGACCGTAGACCAATGGGTCCAGGCCTTCCCAGGCTTCGTGTTGTTTTTTGAATTGCTTAATCTTATTGTTAAGTTGTCCGGGTAGCTCGAGCCCTGAAGGGGCAAGTACTTGCGCTCCTGCGTTGGCAGCCAGTGGCTGGTCTCTGGCGTATTCTTACAAACACTAAGCACGGAGGAGCCCGGACGCGCCCCTCCATTATTGATAAGATCCATGAAGCGTGGGCCACGGCCAACGGATACAGGCCTCAAGCGCCAAGCTCATCAAGGTACAAGCTGCAAGCGCCAAGCCCCAAGCAGCAAGCTTCAAGCTCCAAGCCACAAGCCACAAGCTCCCTGATCCGTGAACCACGGAACAAATAAATAAGTTTAGAGGACCGAGGACCAAGGGCCTCGGCTAAGATAAAT